ATGGGACAAGGCGATCGATGTCCACCTTTTCAAATCGTTCTGTAGTCTGCATGTAAATACCTCCGAATAAAATGAAGTTGAATGTGATTGCCAAATATATGAATGTGTGGCAAAATAAAATTAGATAAATATGTATAGCAAATACATGAGTGCTTGCTATGGCGCGGAACGGTCACTGTTTACCACCCGTTCTTCGAAGGCTTAAGGATCTGAGTTCCTCATATCCGCCTTCGGCATTTCAAATGCAGCCGTTAACCGTCAAATGACTGAATAAGTCTATTTGACGGTTAACGGCTGCATTTTAGTTAAGGAGGAAAATATATGGCAAAACTTAAGGCAAGAGCATATGTTGACGGCAGTTTCAAGCCCCAGACAAGTTCCGCGGGATCGGCAGTGATACTGATTACCAATCAAAACCATCGTCCGCATCGAATCGCCTTTCAGCGACAGTACTCAACACTAAATAAATATGGTGCAAATATTGCAGAGATTAATGCTGTCAAAACTGCAATTAGAGCTGCAAGATCACTTGGTGTCACATATCTAACCATTTATCACGACTGGGATGGGCTGGCGTACTTCGCAGACAAGTCTAACTTAAAGCCTCGTCATCAAGGCTGCCAATGCTACATTCAGTACGCCGAATTTATTGAGCGTAAGCGCATGAATATGCGAATTCGCTTTGTCAAAGTTAAGGCGCATTCTGATGTTGAGTTTAACAACATAGCTGATAAAATGGCAAGAGTTGGTATGGTTATCTAAAATCCCCTGTTCGTGAGTAGTTCCAAGAAGGCGTTCTTCTCGTCGTTCTGATTGCTGCTGAAGCGATTGATGATTTGCATGATCAGGTTGAAGTCAGCTTGCATCGCTTTGTAATAGCCTGCGCCTGCTGTGACGTAGGGTGAGAGCTTCAGTTCCTTGGTCATACGTCCGATTTTACGGTTCATCGCTTCGCAGGCGAGGAAACCTTGCCTATTCAGCACATAGTCTGTTATCGTCTGCGGAGCGACCAAGCCGTCGCAACCGCGAGCCGCGATGTATTCCTCAATTTCGTTTCGTAGAATTTCCGCTGAGGGTACTTCCTTTTCGCATTCCTTCATTGCCACACCGAAATAGCCAGCCATGACATTTTGAGTTGCGAGCTTTTTGACAGTCGGTTTTGGGGTTGCTTTGCTGACTGTTGATTTACCTTCTAATTTTCTGTCGATTGGATTCTTCCGAGGGCGGCCTGCACCCGGACGGTAGCCTCCGCTGGGCATTAGCGTCACCTCGCTTTGATTTTGAATTTGATTTTTTGATTTTTGATTTTTGAAAAACTCACACGAAACCCCGCGCCCGTTCTACAATTTAAAAGTCCCAGAGATTCAGACCGCCCCTGGGGGTCAGTCCTTGCGTCCCCAGCGACCTCCTTCGCGAGCAGTGATCTCTGAATGGCAAGGCCTACAAAGAGCCATCAGGTTTTCGAAACTGTTGTTGCCACCTTGAGAGAGAGGCTTGCTGTGGTGGACCTCTGTGGCCGGTGTGGTCTTGCTGTTCTTCTGACACTGTTCGCATAGTGGATGTGCAGCAATGTACCCGTCTCGTATACGCTTCCACGTCCGGCCGTATCTTTTCCTGGCGGCAGGATCGCGGTCATACTTTTCGTAGCGTCTTGCTTCTTGTTTGGCGTGTTCCTCACAGAACCGTCCGTCCGTTAGCTTCGGGCAGCCAGGCTGAGAGCACGGTTGTTTTGGTTTAAAAGGCACTAGGTTTCACCTCGTTTTTTCACCTTTTATTGCCTTATTTCGCACATTAAAAAGCCCCTAAGCGGTTTCGCTTGGGAGCCTTCGTTTTTTTACAGTTCTCTATGTTATTATTATATGACCTTTAAAAGCAAATTTCATCTCACGTTTTTCTCATGCTGTTTTATGTCCTCGTGAACCTTATGTTCATATTTTATACTAAAGACTCTATGGACATATTTATTTTTACACTTCGTAATCGTGTCATCAAACAATGTGACATTATAATGATGATCTGGTTCATTGTTCATAACACTGCTTAAAAATTTTATCCCATCGAGTTTGTTATCTTTGCATAATTCAGCAAAATATTGAGTTGGCAAATAATCTAGTATATCATTGTTGCCTTCAACAGGAAGAGAAAACCGCATACCTAACAAAAGTGCCAAGTTACAAATATTCTCTTTGCTATGCACAGCCCAATTCGATAGCTTTGCAATCTTAATGTCTCGAAGAACTTCATATTCTCCAATTGTTATCAAACTATCGCGATTAGGTCTGAGTTCAGAAATGACAGTATCTACGTCCTCAGCCAAGTATAAATAATTGATCCCATATGGATTTACTCTGCCAAGAGTCAGTTTCACTTTTGGATTTGGCATTCCTAAATCTTCATCCGAATAGGGTGTTGGATCCATTCTTTTATTAACTCGACCTCGATATAGAGTTTCCCCTTTTTCAATATCTTCTGTTAAACTCATAATAATCTCATTAAACAAATCGATTATCTCAGACTTGATTATATACCTATTTCTATTCTTTATTTCATCTTCAAATTCTTTTAATAAACGCTCTTCTTTTCTCATATTATCCTCCGATATAACGACATCGAATAAGAAAGCAGACTATATTATATCACACTCTCATGCTCCATAAAGAAATATAGTCAGTCGATTCAAAGCCTTTTCTTTTCGCCTGTAAATCTGTGCTCGCTCTATGTGAAGCTGCTCATTGATATTCTCAACAGCAGTAGTCTTGTTATCTTCACCCATATAGAAGGTCTCAAGCAGAAGCCGTTCCTCCTCTGAAAGCTCGAGCCATGCTGGTGTGAACCAGGACATAAACTCTACTGCCTGCAGGTATCGGTTATGTAGCACATCACACTGATCAATGGAGTTGCACACCAAATTTTCTCCACTTCTTATATCGCTTGCGCGCGGCATTCCATCTATTACAGAACCTTTTGGACTCGACATACTCTCCTTGATATCTTTAATCTCCACTGGGGTTATTTCAATAATGGTCTCCATATTTCGATAATCACTAAGTGCATTCAGCGTTGCTTGTTGTTTATCAAGATATCTCCATGCAATCATTGGCTTCACCTCCAATCCTTGCTCTCACTGCTTCAATTAATGCCATTTGACCCGTTTCTTTTCTTTTAAGTGCCTGTATGACCTGTTCGTCAATTGTGCCCTTCGCGATGATATGATGGATAACCACCGTGTCCTTCTGCCCTTGCCGCCAAAGCCGGGCATTGGTTTGCTGGTAAAGCTCAAGACTCCATGTCAGCGAGAACCAGATGAGAGTGGACCCTCCAGTCTGTAGGTTCAGGCCATGTCCGGCCGATGCAGGATGAATAACAGCAATGGGAATCTCACCCGCATTCCACCGGCGAATACTCTGTGCTGAATCAAGGCGGTCAGCAGGAAAGCGCTCAAGTATTCGTGCAAGATCATGCTTAAACCAGTAAGCGATGAGAACCGGTTTTCCATTTGCCGCTTCGATCAGATCCTCAAGGGCATCCAGCTTGCGATCATGCAAATGGGCGACTGTGTGATTTTCGTCGTAGACCGCACCGTTTGCCATCTGCAGCAACTTGCCTGATAGGGCTGCTGCATTGACAGCATCAATCTCCTTACCCTTAAGAGACAACACCATCTCTTCTTGCATGGTTTGGTAGTGTAACGCCTCCCCGGCTGACATCTGGACGCAAACTTCGTTCATCACCAGTTTAGGCAGTTTCAAATGCTCTGTGCCCTTCATCGAGATCGTGATATCAGAGATCAGCCGGTAAATGGTTTCTTCTGCACCCGGTTTTGGTTTATAGGAAAAGATCACTTGAGCGTTACGCTTGTCGGGTACAAAGAAGGTGGACCGGTAATTCCCGATAAACCGACCCAGCCGCTGGCCCATGTCTAAAAGCCTGAACTCTGCCCACAGATCCATGAGACCGTTGCTCGATGGCGTTCCCGTAAGCCCCACAATCCGTTTTACACCGGGCCGTACTTTCAAGAGGCTCTTAAAACGCTTGGCTTGATGGGACTTGAAGGATGACAGTTCATCGACCACTATCATGTCGTAGTCAAAGGGCAGACCGCTCTTTGTAACCAACCATTCGATGTTTTCCCGATTGATGATGTGCACCTGTGCCTTTTGCATCAGTGCCGCTTTGCGTTCTTGTTCACTGCCAACAGCAACGGAATATTTGAGTCCTTTAATGTGATCCCATTTCTCGATTTCGGCAGGCCATGTATCACGAGCCACCCTCAGTGGTGCGATTACCAGTACCTTTCGAATCAGAAAGCTATCCAGCGTCAGATCGAAAATGGCAGATAATGCAATAAGCGTTTTTCCAAGACCGCAGTCTAGGAAAAGTGCAGCGACGGGATGCGAGAGAAGGTAATCCACGGAGAATTCCTGATATTCGTGAAGATCAGCAATCATCGTCAGCACCGCCTTTGAACCAGAAACGACGGAGGCGGAGATGAAAGCGTCCATGTTCTGCAGCCGTCATAACCATGAGGTTTTCGGGGCCGTTGTTGCGTTTGTCACCATCCATATGATGGACTACCTCATCATCTCGCAGTTTCCGTCCCAGCATTTTCTCTGCAACCAGTCGATGCTGGAGACGGCCATAAAATTTTGCATATGTCCTACCGTTATGTTCTGTCTGAAGGCGAGCCTGACGCAACTTTGACCTTGTGATGGCAGTCATTCTTGACGGATTAAGTTTGCGATTCATCTCCGCCATGTTCTGCCTTTGTCCAGTGTAGTCTTTCAGTTTGCCATATTCATCTGGATTCTTTGTTTTATTGCTGAAATCAGCTAAGCACTGCCGACTACAAAAATTGTGTCTTTTTATAATGGATGGCCACTTTTCAATCATTTTCCCGCACCAGTCACAAGTGACCGTCACTCTGTTTTTTGCTGGCATACTCCGCCTCCTCCACAAATATCAGACAACATCGGCAGTATCTTCCTTTCATCATCAAGCACATACACCACAAACCCTAAAGATCTTATCATTTCATGCCTTTTGACCTGCAAAGGACGTGGTTTACATCCCACCCTCTTGACCTCAACAAAGGCCAATTTTCTACCCGGTAAAAGTACAAGTCGGTCAGGCATTCCATCAAAGCCAGGAGAAACAAACTTCACAGCAATTCCACCAGCCGCTTTTACTGCCCGGACCAGTTTCTGTTCAATCAATTTTTCGCGCATAAGAACCTCCTTGTGCCCATGACCGTGCCCAAGCAGTTTAAACTCTTACGCGTATATATGCGTTTATACGTGTCCAATATTCCTTTACTTCTTATAACTACAACATTTAATAAATAAGTAATGGGCACAATGGGAACAAGTACGTCGAGAAGCCTACTAGATGAAGGGCTTGCGACTTTGCCCATCTTATGTGCCTGACAGCCAATGAGACATATGGGCATAGCTAACCCTCCCTTTCCGATCGAACGAACACACGCTGTGGCCCATATAACGGCACATGCTTTTTACCGGTCTTGTTTCCATCAAACTTCTTCCATCCGCCAATCTTATTCAGGATTCCTTCAATCTCATAGGAGTCGCCCTTCCTAATCGATTCGCGTGCTTTGCAGAAGCACTCGCACCAAATCTCCATCACGCAGACCTGGGTGCGTTTCATGGTTCCATAGTTTAATGGTTCACCAAATTCGCCGCCATTTAGGTGATTGCGCCGCTGATAGAGGTCCATTTTGTCCTAGCCTTCCGGCAGCAGGCTTTCGAGGTATTCAGCCA